GCCGCGGACTGGCTTGAAACGCTGGCAAGCATTGGCGGAAAGGTTGTGTCGTTCGTCGTGTCTGGCGTCACAGGCCTTGGCGCTGATATCTGGGACAAGATTTCAGGCATTGGCGGTTACCTGCTTGACAAGATCAAGGGCATAGCTGGAGATTTCATGGATATTGGCAGTGCGATCGGCGACTGGATCGTGAACGCCGCGAAGGGTGCCGTGTCGGGACTGGGCGACATTCTCAAGTCGGCCGTACTGGCCCCTATCCGATACATTGCATCAAAGATCAAAGACAACTGGCCGGACCTCCCCGGCCTCCCGGGTCCTCCCGGATTTCTGGACACGCTTTCCCGCGTCGGCATGGGCGCTACTGGAGGCATCGTCACGCGCCCCACGCTTGCCGTCATCGGGGAGGCAGGGCCGGAGGCCGTCATACCGCTGAACCGCACCCCGGGCAGTAGCCCGCTGGGGACCATGGGCATGGGCGGCGGCATCACCATAAACGTGCAGGCGGGCCTAGTCTCCACGCCGGACCAGATCGGGCAGCAGATCATTGAGGCCATACAGAACGCGCAGCGGCGTAGCGGCCCGGTGTTCGCAGCCGCATGAGCGCCCCGACCCTTCAGGTACTTATTGGCTTTCAGACAACGGTCAATTTTGGGACGCCGTTTCAGCTGGACAACGCCACCTACGGGCTACTCGACACGGGCACGCTGGGCGGCTATCAGATGGTCGACCTAACCAGCATGGTTCAGTCCGTGAGCATCACCAGGGGCCGCAACCGTGAGATGGAACAATTCAACGGCGGCACCGCGCAGCTGCAGATCTACGATCCCACGCGCCTGCTCGACCCGCTAAACACTGCCAGCATTTACTACCCGTTCGTGGCCCCACGGCAGCCCGTGCAGGTGCTGGCCGGTGGCGTCATTATCTACACCGGGTTCGTGACTGACTGGGACCTCGACTACGGCTACACCACGAATGCGAACGTGACGACCGTGGCGTGCGCCGACGCCTTTACCGTGCTGGCGAACCAGTCCATGAATGCCGTAACGCCCTCAGCGGAATCCAGCAGCGCGCGCGTGGCCTACGTCCTCACGCGGCCCGAGGTGGCGTACCAGGGGCCGTACAGCGTCGGCACGGGTTCCTCCACACTCGGGGCGTTCGCCATTACGGCAGGCACGAACGTCCTCAGCTACTTGCAGAACGTGGCAACGTCTGAGCAGGGATACCTATTCATCAGCTCTAATGGCACCCTGACATTCACCGGGCGCGCGGCAGTGCTGAACCCGGTTTCGTCCATTGCCTTCGTAGACACCGGCAGCGGTGGCATTCCCTACCGGACGTTGATGAACCAGTACGGGGACGAACTGCTTTACAACTACGTTCAGACACAAAGCCCCGCCGATCCGGCAAACCCTTCAACTACTTCAGACGCCACAAGTATCGCGCTCTACCAGGCGCAGCAATACACAAAGCTGGACCTACTGAACAGCACCGTTGCCGAAGTGGCCGCGCTGGGGAACTACCTACTGGGCCGTTACAAAGACCCCGTGCTGAGGTTTACCGGCGTGACCGTGCAACTGGCCGCCCTCTCGAGCGCCGATCAAGTCACGGCGCTCTCCACCGACCTCACGCGCATAGCGTCAGTGCAGAAAACCTACAGCGTCGGCAGTCCGGCAAGCGTTACTCAGACGCTCATTGTGAGCGGAATCAAGCATGCAATTACTCCGGGCAGTCACGTTGTGGAATACACTTTCGAGAGTACGGATCAGGCCGCGTACTTCACCCTCGACGACGCCATTTTCGGCGTCCTCGATTCTAACCTGCTGGCATTCTAGAAAGGCTCTGCAATGGCATGGACCGCACCTAATACGTATGTCGCCGGAGCGGTACTCACCGCCGCGCAGATGAACGCAATGCAGGCCAACGCGCTTGCAGGCGGGCCAATTTACGCAACCGAAACGCTACGGGATGCCGCCATTCCGTCACCTTTTGAGGGGCAGCGGGCGTACATCACAACTCCAGAGGCCGCAAAGGTCACGGCAGCTGGGGCCACCACCGCGGTTCCCGTCGGATTGTGCAGCGTCTATAACGGGTCGGTGTGGGTAAACACCACTGCCGTTGGTGCATACACCATGGCAGGCGGAACACTAGGAACTGCGGCATACACGGCCACGCTTGCCGGTTCGCCGGGGACGAACCCATCCGTGACTACCTACACGGGCACGACGGCCATGCTTTTTCAGTCGGTCGTGATGTCGAATACTTCAACCGCCACAACTTCAATGGATGTAATGGTGACGGGCGCCACAGGGTCATGGACGCCGGGAGGATTTGTATGCAGTAACCAATTTGGAGTATTCAACCTTCATTGCACTGTAACCATGGCGTGTGTAATCACCGGCCTTACTGCCGGGGTCAACACGTTTACGCTTCAGTACCAAAACAACGCAGGCACGGCGACTTTTGTAAACCGCCGCCTGACAGTGCAGGGCATCGCGTGACCTCTGAGGAGGCCGCTCAGATCACGGCGCACCTCAACCGCATCGAGGTCATGGTCCGCGAAACGAACGGCCGCGTTCGGGACATCGAGATATGGCGCGCGCGCCTACAGGGCGTGGCCGCCACCTCCCGTATCCTCTGGATGGTCGCCGGGGGCACGATCACCGCTATCATTATTGCAATGGTTACAAGGGGGCAAGCATGAGTCTGAGCAACGGGCAGGAAACGCTACGCACCGCCCAGGGCTATCTAGGCGCGCACGAAGGCGCACCGAACAGATCAGGCGCACCAATTGTGGATGCCTGTCAGGCCTTCTATAACCTCGAGGGCACCCCGTGGTGCAATTCCTTCGTGGGCTACGTCATCGCCCAGTCCGGCGCGGCGTCAAAGTATAAGACGTCGGCAAAGTCAATTATGTCCCCCAGCACGCAGACCACCGCCGATAAGGCGAAGGCAAAAGGGTGGCTACTCCCGGGCAACGGCAAGGCAAAGCCGGGGGATATGTTCATCATCCCGGGCCTTCACATCGGGTTCGTGGCGTCCCTGAAAAGCGGCAACCTATTTACCAGCATCGAGGGGAACCATCAGGATTCCGTTTCCAGCGTCACGCGGTCATGGGCCGACGGCTGGCAACGCATCAGCCTGCCGGACGTTGGTGAGCCCGGGCCCGCCGCCGTGGAAAACGGCTATGGATTTGACGACACGCGCGTAAAGCTTTACGGTGGCTGGCCGACCGCTGAGCAGAGGGATGGGCAACTGAAGAAGTACGCAGCGGCGAACCCTGACCAGTGGACACAGGCCGTCAAGGTCGAAACCTCGTCGCCCTACGCATTCCGCGCTGGCCCTCCCGGCACCTACTCCCACTGGAGCTTTGGCCCATGGATGTACGAAACCGGCAAGGCCATCCGCGATGACCAGATGAAAGCCTACGAGGCCGCTAATAAGATCACCGCGCGCCCGTGGAAAAAGACCTACAAGGAGTCATGAGCATGGCCCCCGAAGCATTGCCGCCAGGCACCGACGTCATCGAGCCGCCGCCGGCCGAACCGACTGACTACGTGCAGGAGAAAGCGTCGTGATCCCGAAGGTAGGCCCCAGCACCATCGCAGGGCTCACCGCCGCGGCAGTCGTCATGGCGGCGTTCTGCACCACCTGGGCGAGTGGTAATCCTTCCGCCCTACTCGCTGCAATCTCGGCAGGCATGACCGCGCTAGTCGCGGTGCTGAGGTCGTGGCAGGCCGTGTCCCCTAGTAAGGACTGACCCTATGCGTAGGATCATCGGAGCCGCGCTTGCCGTGGCAATCATCGCAGTACCAGCAGCAGCAGCACCCCGCCCCCCGCTCCCCGCGCATCACGCCCTATGGCTTAGGGTTGCCCAGTGCGAGCAACCAGGCACCGGATATGGTGGCGTGAATTGGAAACACCGTGGCCCCCGCTACGAAGGCGGGTTGGGGTTCTATTCCGGTTCGTGGGATGCCTACAAGCCGAAGGGCTACCCCGACAACGCGGGCGATGCAACGTGGCGTCAGCAGATGATCACGGCAAACCGCCTATGGGCGCGCGCAGGGTGGGGATGGGGATGCGATAAGCGCTAGCGCGTGTTTCGCATAGTGGGACGCCACCGGGCAACGCTTGACACGCTGCAAGGCCCGGGCGTAGCGTTTCGACAGGTGGCCGGGTGTTGAGCCCAAGTACCAGCACCCGGCCCACCACTATCAAGGGGATGAATATGAACGCGCAAGAAAAGCTAGCCGCGATTGAGCAGCACGCCGCGAAGGCGCTTATTGAGTGCCGCCGCATTCACGGGGACAACGTGAACTGGGCCATTGAGCAGCACGCCGCCAAAGCGCTCATCGAGATTCGTGAGCTGATGGTGGAGCTAGCGGTGACGGACCCGCAGAACACGCCGCCCGCCGTCTCGCTATTCGCGGCCAAAGCACGCATGAGGCAACTGCAATCCACAAGGCCCGGTAGCGGCTACGTCTCGCCGCTTGACGAACGCGCCGACTACAGCGGTTGGGATGACGCCGCATGAGGGCGCTCAACCGTCTGGCCTTCGAGATTAGTGGGGTCATCATCGTGGCCGCCATTACTTACACGCTCGTCACGCCATTGTGCGCGTGGCTTGCCGGAATCTAAGGGGAACTGATGTGCACGCACGCAGACGACCGCGAAGCGTTGCGGCAACTGCTGGCCGAATGGGCCTCACCGCCGGCGGAGATGATCGACGTAATTCCGAAGGGTGGTGTGGAGCTGAAGTACCTAGGTCACGCCGCGACCACCAGGGCGCTACTGGAATGCGACCCGACGTGGTGGTGGGAGCCAATGTCATTCGACGACTATGGGCAACCGCGCCTAGTCAGTGACGACCAGGGGCGCACGGTCGGCTTGTGGATTTACCTGCACGTTGCCGGTGTCCGCAGGCCCGGGTACGGCTCATGCCTCCCGGGCAAGTCTGACGCGGTAAAGGAACTGATAGGCGATGCCCTCAGAAACGCGGCCATGCGGTTTGGCGTGGCAATCAACCTCTGGGGGAAGGATCATCCGGAGAAGGATAAGCCCGCGCCGCGTAAGGCGAAGGCCACGCCGCTACCGTCGCCCGTGCAGGAAACGCACGACGACAAGGCGGATGGGAAGGATGCCTACCAGGCGCTGGTCGACGAGCATGGGAAAGACCTTGTGAACGGTGCCATGGCTATGTACGGCGTGGCCCGCTTCAGTGAACTCACGCCAGACCGGGTGGACGAGATCCAGCGATCCCTAAGGCTGCGGGCGAATGCCCAAAGCCATGCAGACAAGGCGGCCGAACTTGAGCCCCCGGCTTTATAAGATGCCGCCGCCCATGAGTGAAAAAGACTGGCAGGCGCAGGTCGTGCAGCTGGCCGGTACGTTCGGTTGGATGGTGCAGCACTCACGGCCTGCCCAGGTGGGCGACAGGTGGATGACTGCCATCACGGGCAACGTGGGATTCCCTGACCTTGTGCTGGCGCACCGCACGAAAGGCGTGGTGTTCGCCGAACTAAAGACCGAGACAGGCCGCATGGCAACGGCGCAGACAGACTGGCGGGACACGCTCGCCGGGCATGTTGAGTGGCACCTATGGCGACCATCGGACCTCGATGCCGTCATGCGAAGGCTAAGCCGTGCCGCCTGACCGCATCGCGGAGATACGCGCACGGCTCACGGCAGCAACGGAAGAGCTGGCGCACTGCCTCCTGTTTGGGCGGATAGAGCAAGAGGCAGCGGAGAGTTTCATTCGCAACGCACCGTCAGACATTGCATGGCTACTAGACGAAGTGGAAAGGCTTAGCGGCAACAGATGATGTGCTAAACCTCCACCACAACGCAGGCCCGCCAATGCCACGGCCGCCCGCTACATGCAGACCAAGGCCCAAGCCGCCGGCGAACGTACACGGTGGGCAACTGACACGGAGAACGTGGGACGGACGTTCGTGGACTACGGGCGAGAGACAGGGGTAGCAGCTGCCGGGACGCGCTGGCAATACGGAGCGCGGCTAGGGAAACCTAGGGTGGGAGGGGTAGGGGTAGGTTTACCGTCAGACATAGAACCCGCGCGCGCGGGTGTTGACCTAAGGGGAACAGCATGATCACGAAGGCAGACGTACGCGATACCGTCGACCGCCTAGCCGGTGTCTATACCCGGTTACGCAAGGCAGACGAACTACGCCAGGAGATAGGGCAGGCCCTTATGCGCCATGCGGAACGTCTCGAGGTTGCCGACCTACATGCGGGCACCACGGCGCTGATTGAGTCAATGCCAACTAGGCAGGCAGACGGTGGGCCATCGTCACCGCCCGGGCCTCACGAAGTAGTGGGATGCGTACTCACTGCAAAGCGGGCACGGTTGAATGATTCGCCGGCTATTCGGTACTCGATGGCACAGGACACGAGGGACAAGATACGGCGGGGCCTATCAGTCACAGCACAAGAGGCCAACGCGCACGACGTGTGGGAACCGGGCATCACCTTCAGTCAGTGGTGGTCTAGCCTTACCATCAGTGAGCAGGGCGACCACGCCACACTGAGGGAATACATGATGAAGGATGCCGACCTCATCCCAGTGAATGCCTAAGCAGAAACGCAAAGACCTACAGGCCAAGGGTTACTGGAGCAACCGCCGTGCATTCCTTGCCGCGTGGGATGGGCCATGCTGGTGGTGTAAGAAAGCGCCGGCGAACGAGGTTGACCACGTTGTCCCGGTTGATGAGGGCATCGACCCGACTGATCAGGCGAACTGGGTAGGCGCGTGCAAGTCGTGCAATGCAAAGCGTGGGGCCGACTACCTAAACGCTCGACGTGCCGAGACTGAGAAGCGTAGGCGCAAGGCAATTGCAGACAATGCGCGAGATTTTTTTAGTGACGCAGAAACGTCGCCCCCGATCCCATCTAGCTACGTATCCCAAGGAAGCCAGATCGAGGTTGATTCGCCTGCATCCGCAGCAGCGGTGGGCGATCCATCGGGACCGCGTGAGATACCGCCGCGCCTGATATCTGGGTTACCGTCATCGGCTACCTACGGGCATGAGGTTGCAGACATTGCCGAGAAGTACTTAGGCATTACGCTTATGCCGTGGCAAAGATTGGCCCTCGATGGGCAGCTGCAGCACGACGACCAGGGCGACTACCTTTATAGGCGCTCTCTGGTTTCGGTTGCCAGGCAGAACGGAAAGACAGTGTGTTTACGGGCCATGATCTTGTGGGCCTTGACGCGGGAGCCCGAACGCCGGGGCGAGCCGGTGCTGGTTATCTCCACCGCGCATAAGCTCGACCTTGCCACGGAGATATTCGAATCACTGGCCCCCATCATTGTCAAAGAGTGGGGCGCGAAGGCAAAGCATTCCTACGGCCGTAGTGAGATCATCATGCCCGGTGGTAGCCGGTGGCTTGTGCAGGCCGCGACGCCTGCCAACTTTCATGGGTTCAGCCCGCATATCGTCCTAGCCGATGAGATCTGGAACATACCGCGGGCCGTGCTATTGAACGGGGCCATCCCCTCGCAGCGCGTCATGCGGTCCCCGCTCCTGTCGTGCTGGTCAACGGCGGGCACGGAGGAATCCGACGCCATGACGCAGATGCGCGAGGAAGGTATCCGTGCAATTGACGAGGGGAAGTCCACGAAACTATTTATGGCAGAGTGGTCGTGTCCCCCAGGCGTCGACTACATGGCGCGGCCCGATCTCTGGCCGATGGCGAACCCTGCAATCGGCTACACGCTGGACCCTGCCGTACTTGCCGACGAATCCGAACAGATCGACAAAGGCGCATTCCTGCGCGCATCGCTGAACGTCTGGGTGACCACCGTCAACAGCTGGTTAGCACCCGGGGTGTTTGACGCCCTCGAGGTTCCCGACATTCCGGCCGGCGGAGTGCTGGCAATAGATTCGTCAATCGACGAGGCCTTGTATTCCGGCGTCCGTGCAGTGGAGCTGGAGGATGGGCGCATTGGCATCACGGTTGCCTTCGTGGCCGACTCTCTCGCCGCGTGCTGGGAGCAGGTTGAGCATGAGGCGGCCGGGTGTGTAAGCGTTGCCATGCCGCCCAATATGTTTGACATTGCCCCGGTGTCGCTCGCGCGTAAGAAAGTGCAAGTGGGCTACGGCGAGATTCAGACGCATACGTCCACCGTGCGGAGCCTTATAAATGAGGGCCGCCTGGTACACACCGGCGAGGAAATGTTGCGCGAGCATGTAGGCCGTGCGGTCGGTGTCGAAACCCGTAACGGCTACGCCATTGTCAGTCAGAGGTCCCCGGGCCCGATTACCATGGCGCGTTGCATGGTGTGGGCCGCGTCAATCATCGCTAAGCCAGTGACGCGCAAAAAGCCACAAATAGCATTCGCCGGAAGGTGACGCATACGCGCCCGCGCGTTTAGCAGGTAACGTGTAACCGCGTGGCCGTCGGTTTCATTCCCTTGGCTGGCGGCCGCGCACCCTTGTATTTCGCCGACGTATAAGGGATGCTTATGTCATGGACCTATTCCGCCCGAAGGTGAAGGCCATACCCGCGATGGGCACCGCTCCCATTGCCGCCGCCGCAGGCGCGCCACAGCGGTCCCAGAACTTTATTGGCTTTCAGGTGGGCGCAGCTGAGGCCGCCGCTATGTCGGTGCCGTCAGTCACTCGGGCTATTAGCCTGCTCTCGACTGTCGTGAGTACGCTCGACCTCCGCAGTTACACACTGCAATGGACGGGCCAGCGTTACGAAAAGCTTTACATCGAGGGCGAATCGTGGATGACCAGGCCGAACCCAACTGAGGCCCGTAACTTCACCCTCTCGGTAACGTGCCGCGACCTCATCATGCAAGGCCGCGCGTTCTGGGTTGTCACTAGCCGCTATGCCAACGGCTTCCCGGCAACCTTTCAATGGCTCCCGGCCGCAAACATTGAAACGCCGAATAACGTGGGCCCGCAGTGGTTCGGATCACCGGGCGTCGTGTCGTTCAATGGTGTGGATCTGAACATCAGGGACGTTGTGTGTTTCCTCTCGGGGTCACAAGGCATTGTCTACACCGGCCGCCGCGCGGTGCAGTGTGCCATCCGACTTGACCAGGCGGCGGAGCGGTTCGCCTCTAATGAGATCGCAGCGGGCTACCTGCAGCAGACCGGCGGTGAGCCTATGTCGTCTGAGGAGCTGGGCGAGCTCGCCGCGTCGTGGTCGTCATCCCGCCGTGAAAATGCCATCGGCGCGTTGTCGGAGGGAATTACCTTTACGGAGTTTGACAGCGACCCGTCGAAGCTGCAGCTGGTCGAGGGCCGGGAGTATTCCGCGAAGGACATTTCGCGCCTGATGGATATTCCCGCCTACCTGCTCGCTGTCGATCAGTCCGGCATGACCTACGCCAACGCGCAACAGTCACGGCAGGACCTTATTGAGTTCGGCGCACGGCCCCTACTCCACGCCATTGCGGAGCGGCTTTCGATGGACGACATTCTCCCGCGTGGCCGCCATGTTGAGTTTGATACCGAAACGTACATTGGCGAAATGGCGCACACCGAACGCCAGACGCCAGATGACGCCAATATTGGCAACCCGTCACCGATGGAGGCACCCGCTAATGATTAGGTTCGATGCAGACCCCGCGCTGATCACCGCGCAGGCCGCTGACGCCACCGAGCCTGCCCGCATCAGCGGGCTCGCCGTGCCGTGGGATGTTGTCGCCACAGTCTCAGACGGAACCGCCGTGCAATTCTCGCGGGGCGCGTTCGACGTTTCCCAGAAAGCCGCAAAGCTGATTGAGAATCACGACATCACGCAGTTGCGCGGAATCGTCAATACCCTCACCGATTCGCCCGCGGGCCTTGAGTTTGAGGCGACACTTGCCGATACCAGGGCAAGCCGCGATGCGGTCGAACTCTTGAAGGCCGGTGCCTACGATTCCGTTAGCGTCGGCGCGGTGCCCATCACCTTTTCCACCGACCCTAACGGGGTCATGACAGTCACTGAGGCTCGTTTGGTTGAGCTCAGTTTGGTAGCAGTTCCCGCGTTCGAGGATGCAGTAATTACCCAGGTGGCCGCGACCGCGGCCGACCCTGACCCAGACCCAGATACAGAGGAGCAGGAAATGTCCGACGCCGTAACGGCTGAGCCCATTGCGGCAGAGGCCACCATTCCCACGAATCCGATTATCTACGCAGAGGCAAAGCGGCCTTTCATCATGCCTTCGCCGGCCGAATACATCAGCGCATTCCTGACTGGTGGCGCACGGTTTGACGCCATGCAGGATGGCATCCGCGCCGCAGCTCCGGACGTCATCAACACCGACCTCCCCGGCATCCTGCCGGTGCCGATCGTGCAGCCGGTTTACAACAACTTCATCGGTACCCGTCCGGTGGTTGACGCCATTGGTGCCCGCGCTATGCCGGGTGGCGGCAAGGTATTCATCCGCCCGAAGGTTGTGACCCACACCACCATCGGTGTGCAGTCGACCGAAAACACCACGCTTGACGATGGCACGTTTGTCGTGGACGACCTGCAAGTGACCAAGGGCACCTATGGTGGCTATGTCACGCTTTCTGAGCAGGCAATCGACTTCACCACGCCTGAGGTCATCGGCCTGCTGCTTGACGACATGGGCCGCATTTACGCGAACCAGACCGACAACGTGGCCGCCGACGCGCTTGTGGCCGGTGCGACCAACACCAACGCATTCGGTAACGACGCCACGAACCCTGAGCAGTGGGCCGCTTTCATCAGCACCGCCGCGCAGGACATTCTTACGTCGTCGAATGGCAACCTGCCCACGCACCTGTTCGTGTCTCCGAACATGTGGGGCTACCTGCTCGGGCTTGTGGACACCACCGGGCGTCCGTTGTTCCCGTCGCTCGGGCCCATGAACGCTTACGGCGATCTGGCCGTGACCGACATTGCCGGAATGGCCTTTGGCCTGCGGGTCGTGGTCGACCGCAACTTCGCCACTGACACCGTTATCGTCGGCGACGCTTCGGGCTTTGAGATCTTTGAGCAGCAGAAGGGTGCCATTTCGGTGGACGTGCCCTCGACGCTCTCGCGCACCATTGCCTTCCGTGGCTACTTCAGCACGCTCATGATCGACCTTGACAAGTTCATCAAGGCGACGTTCTAAACCGCTCTAGGCCACCTGCCCCATGTCCGAATACTCAATTACTCACGCGCAGCGGATAGATGACTATGCCGTCATTCAGACGCTTGAAGTGACTGAGATCGGCACGGGGCAGGTGATCGTGGTGACGGACGTGTCCGGCTTCAATGGCACGTTCGTCGTGCAGGCCGTCCCGACGTATCTCTATCTGGGCGTCAATCCTGAGGGCGACTGGCTTTTCGACCCTGAGATCATCCTTCCGAACCAGATCCTGTATTACTCGGACGCTGCCGACGTCGCCCGGGATGCCGTCATTCCCCAGGGCACGCTTACGTTCACGCCGGTCTGCACCTGGGCAAGCGACCAGGACGTCCTCGACTGGCTAGGGATTGACCCTGCCACGCCGAACGATGAGGCATTCGTTACGGTGGCGACCAACGCCGGTAACGCGTTCGCCTACCGCCGGCGCAGGGAGTCGGGCTACTTTGACTCTCTCACCACGGTCCCCGGGCCCGACGTTCTACTGGGCACGATCATGGTGTGCGCGGCGCTTTACCGTGAGCGAGGTTCAGTAGATTCCTATGCCTCATTCGACCAGATGGGCGGGGCGGTTCCCTTCGGCACCCACGGCCAGATCAACAAGCTGCTGGGCGTGAACCGGGCACAAGTCGCATGAGTGCTACAGGCATTTTCGCAGAGGCCCAGGCGACACTCGCGGCCAGTCTCACTGCTCTCGGGCTCGCCGTCGTGACTGATTCGCGGAACGCGCGGCCTATGTCTGTCGTCATCGAGCCGCCGACGTTCACCTGCTTCAACTCCAACATCGCAGACATTACGTTTCGTCTGCGGGTACTTGCCGCGCCCCCGGGCAACCAGGACGCGTCCGATTACCTGATGACCGCTGCCGACACCATCATGGATTCGGAAATCAGCGTCATCAGCGGCACCCCGTCTATGACGGCAATTGGCGGGCAGGATATCCCGTCGTTCGATCTCACCATTCGCGTATCAACCATGAGGAGCTAGACCAGTGGCTACCACCACCTATCTTTCACAGCCGCACAGCATCACCATCGGTGGGGTGGACCTCACTGACCAGTGTTCGTCCATTACCTTCACGCTCGGCAACAACCCGCTGACCTCCACCGCCTTCGGCGACACCGGCGAGCGTATGGTTGCAGGGCTTCAGACCGTCGAAGGTTCCATCACTCTTTACGCTTCGTATGGCGCTGGCGAGGTTGAGGCCACGCTAAACGCCGAAGTGGGCCAGGGCGATACCGTCATCGTGGTCACTCACGCGGCGGGCGCAATCAGCGCGAGCAACCCGGAATACACGATCACGAACACCATGATCGCGAACGTGCCGACGGCACAGACCGTGGGCGAGCTCCAAGTCTATGAGGTGGCGTTTTCGGGAGGATCATGGGTTCGCGACGTGACCGCTTAGACGCCGAACACAACTAAGGGGAAAAGATGGAACTCACCATTCGTGTCAAAACTGCCGATGATGACTACACCGTCCACACGACGCTATTCAACATCGTGCAGCTTGAAAGGAAGTATAAGACCACGGCAAGCGCCCTACAGACGGGCGTGTCGGTGGAGCAGCTGGGGTATCTCGCCTATGAGGCGTCCCGCGCGGCCGGTAAGAATCCACCGGCTCAGCTGGACGATTTCCTACGCTCCCTAGTAGACCTGTCAGTAGTCGAGGATGATGAGGCAGTGCCGGGACCTACAGACGAGGGACAGTAAGCCGCGCACTCGCCGAGGTGTTGGCGAATACCGGCTACTGGCCCTCAGACATACCATTCACCCATAACGACCTCACCACCGTTCTAGACGTAATAAATGAAAGCCGCCGCTAGTGCCAGTCGATATGTCCACAGATATTGAGGGTGTGGCTGAGGCAATCAAGCTGCTACGCAAAATTGAGCCTGAGTACCGTAAGGAGTTCAACAAGGGCATGCGCGAGGTAGTGGCTCCCGTGCTGAGTGAGGTAAAGGCTGGCTACCCCGCGCTTCCGGCAAGCGGCATGGCGCGCCCGTGGAATCCCAAGGGCTATTCAATCTTTCCATGGGATCGCGCGAGGGTAGCCCGGGGCGTAAAGCTAAAGACCTCCACGCGGCGCGGCCAGTCGTCCGTTCTCTACATCAGCCAGGGCGAGCCTGCCGGTGTTCTCTTTGAGGTACCGACGGCAAAGACGCTGGGGCCGCTATTCCGCGCATCCTCACCGCG